GCTCCTATATCTACTAATGCAAAAAACAGGGAAAAACCGCCCCTAATCTGGAGTAATAATGGTTCTTTTTTTAGCTACTGGGGGCTCTTTACTGCCGAACAATTCACGGACAATATCCATGGTCATCTTTTGAGCTTTTAACTGTGCTTTAAGTTCCTCCTCCTCAGTTATCTTTTCTGTTTGCTTTTCAACTGCNTTAGCAATAGCTGTAGCAATATCGTTGCTCATTCCTTTACTGCGCAGGAGTTTCTTTAGATTCATCTTTAGCTTTCTGTGCTTCTAGTAAAACTTTAAACTGTGGCTCGCCTTGTGCTCTAAATATACCTATTAGCGGAGCTGATACTGCGTATGGTGCGTTTCCAAAAATCTGTAATGCGTGGTTTGTTTGCTCCACTGTTAATTTAAAAATTAAAATTTCGTTATCTAACGGGTCTTTTTGTGCTTCTTGTGTCATTTCTTCTTGCCTTTCTTAGGTTGTTTAGTTCCAAATAAAAACTCTCTTGCTGCTAACTTCTCTGGATCAGTGCAGTACTGATCTAATTCCATCTTTTGACAGTACTTGTCCATCAACGATTCGCAACGCATGTCGTGAAGGGTCTTAATACCAAGTAATGCGTTTAACACTTCATCTTCACTCATTGGGACCGGGTGGTCGCCGTAATGTTTAAATAATAGGTCGATATCTTCACTGGTTTGCCACGCTACCATGATGGCGGATTCTAAATCTACTTTAGGATTCATTTTCTTTTCTTAGCCTTTTTAATATCGGCGTCAAAATTAACGCTATACCAAGCACCGACAATCTTCATTGCTGGAAGTAGTTCTTTCCAAGACGCAACATCATCTTCGTGCCATGCTGTTGGGTTCTTCATCATGCCTGCAATATCGACATAACTATTTGCCAAACACATTCTTGTAATATCATCGACAATATCGTCGTCAATTTCTATCATCATTTGCCGCACTCCTCTTCAACTTGTTTAACATATTTACCCCAGTCTACCATTTCGTGAAACACGGGTTTGGTTCTTTTTGTAATTTCACGTTCGATATACCAACGTGCTTTTCGTAAGTCTTCCATGGCGTCGTCTTTTAAATCTGCGCGCCAAATATATTTAATAGCATTGCCGAGGTTAAATCCCATGTGTTCTGTAATTTGAATACAATCAATTCCAGAGGGGTGACTTGTGTAATGCTTGGGTTGATTAACTGGGTCGTGCATGCTTTCTCCTTAACTCTTCTTCTACAGCCATGACTTCTGCCTCGTTATCACAAACCCATAATGTTTTAATTGGCTCAAACATAGAAATATCAATGTCCTCTACACCACGTATGGTATCAAACAAGGATTGGCCTTTAACTTCATGTTCTACAATAAAAATACTCATAGTTTAAGTTCCTGTTTAATAAATTCAATCCCAGCGTTAAAGTGATAACGCCAAGTTTTTTCGGTCATTCTCATATCATTATAACTGAAACCTTGTAAGAAAGCATCTAAAACTTTACGTTGTTTTTCTGGCATTTTTGCTATTAGTCGTTTTATATCTGAGATGTCTTCAGCATCCCATGGTAGCCAACCTGATCCTTCTACAATACTAGAAGCTATGCCTTCCGTTTCGTCTTGTTCAATTGGATCTGGATCTTCATCCGATAAACGTGGTGCTACTGCTTGAATTTTTGTTGTCATAATTGAAGTGATTCTAGGATTGCCTCTTGTAAAGTTATTTTGCCTTCTAATACTGCTACTACTCTTTCATCCACGCTATTAGATACAATTAGGTGGTGTATGATAACCGGTTTTTCTTGCCCTTGGCGATAGATACGGGCATTTGCCTGGATATAGTTCTCAGATGACCAGGGGAGGTCGTACCACACTGTTTGTGCTGTATCACCAACGTTGCATTGTAAATTGAGCCCAATACCTCCTGATTGAGGGTGGGCCAAGAGCATACGAATCTCGCCACGACGCCACGCTTCAATGTTGTCATCGTCCAGCACCACAGCCTTCGGGAATGTAAGACGAAGTCTCTGGAGACTGTGTTTGAAGTGATAGAATACGAGCGTCGGGGAAGAAGATTCCTCCATGATCGACTCAAGATATTCCAGCTTACTGCGGTGTACTTCATGTGTATTACCTTGTTCGTCATACATCGCGCCTGATGTGAACTGCAAAAGTTTGTTCGCCAGTGCCGCTGCTGTTGGAGCTGTGATTTTTTCTTTCTTGATATCAACGACCATGTCTTTTTTAAGCTGCTCATATTTTGCCCTTACATTTTTATCTATTTCAATTTTGTGATGAAGCGACGTAAGTGGAGGAAGTTGCAAATAATCCTCAGCTTTAAGAGAATAACAAATATCTCCAATTTTATCTTGTATCGCTTTATCAGCACCACTTTTTGGTTTCCATGAATACACCACGCGGGTGTGTCGGTTAAATTGATCTGGTTGTAAATACTTATCCCTGAACTTCGTCAGGCTTGTCTCCAGCCGTTGTCCTAAATCCAATATGCCCACCTGCGCCCATAGATCCGCCACCCCCTGTGGGGTTGGCGTACCAGTAAGGATAATACGACGATTGAAACCTTTTAGTTGCTTCTTCAATGCTTTGAATCGCTTGGTTGAGCTGTCTTTGAAACGACTGCTCTCGTCTATCACTAGGTTCTGAAATTGGTTTGGATGATTCTCGAATAACCATGCTACATTTTCCAAGTTAATAAGATAAATATCAGCATTTGCGTTAAGGCCAGATGTTCGGGTTTGGGGGTTTCCCATTATCTTTGATACTTTTAGGTGCTTCAAGTGTTCCCATTTCTTTACTTCTGCGTCCCAAACTGTCTCTGCCACTCTCTTGGGCGCTATGACCAACGTCTTGCCCTTGAATTGCTCCGCTATGATAGTCAGCGTGGTTGTAGTCTTGCCCAGGCCTGGAGGGAGAAAGAATCCCATGTTGCTTATAGATTCGGCTTTTAAGATTAGTTCTTTTTGGTAAGGGTGGAGTTGCGTTTTCTTTAGCATATAAATGTGACCATAACCAATCTGCGATGTCGTAGTGATCTTGCATTGTACCATTATCTTTGAGTCTATTGGCCCGATGTGAAATAAATGCCACATTTCCTTCAATATACCCGAGCTGCGGTTCAATCCTATCTAGTTGCGGGCCGTTAGGTTTAAACTTACCCCACCCCAAACCCGAAGGCCCCCACTCGAAAAGTGTGTGAAATATAGGGCACTCATCGGTAGCAATAGATTTTAAATATTCTTGTGTTATAGAAAAGGGCACAGAGTCTCGTTTAGCCCGTGATTTAGCCGAATGCCAAAACGAATTTAAATGTAGTTCTTTAATTGTTTTTCTTACACGCGCCATTTATAAAGTCCTCTACGTCTTCTTTGCTTCGTAAAATGTGAACCGGAAATCCCTGCTCACCCAGCTCGTCGAATACGAGCACTTGTCTTGGACTCAGCACCCCTGTCGCTGTTTTTAGTTCTACGAGGTACACTTTTTGGTTTAGAAATACTATCCGATCCGGCACTCCCGTTATGCTGCTCTGCCATTTGTAAGAGCGCCCCGATGACTTCACTATCTGTTTGACTAGATGTTTTTCTATTTCCTTTTCTAGCACACTCACGTTTTTCATCCTCCGTCGCATAGATTGCGAATATTTGTTTAAAAATATGCTCCCCTAAATAGGAGCGTGATTCGTCGCCAATGTTTGTTTCACCTACGTACTCAAACACATGGGTTGTTGTGTGAGAAACTTCATGGTAGATAATACCCATGCGCTCTAACGAGTCTAGCTTTGCCATATCTTCATAATTAAACACAATACCTAACATGGCGAACTGTGTACCCTCTTGTTGTATAAAGTGTGATTCAGCTAGCCCAATGTCCAATGCGGTATGTTTGGCTGTTATTTTGGAGTCTTTGACGGCTTCCTGAAAAGCAGCATCAGAAAAGCATACCTTAATCTTAATGCCAAAGTGCCCTGTATCAGCTATATAATACGGCTTATCTACCAAAGGGGATTGTGGCAAGGATTTGGATGTTGTCATTGTCGGCCTCTTGGTCGTAGTCAATACATTTTTCGGGATTAAATATCTTGTTCCAGTTTTTATCAAACTGTTCTTTGTCTGCTGGGGAAATTTGTTTATCTCCCTTGCCACCGTCGTGCGTTGTCATTTTGGTTCTTTCTTAATACCAAGGCTTTCACGTAGTTCGTGTGAATGCAGTTTTTTACCGGGCTTTTTAACTTCTCCGGCGGCTTTTGCTATTTTAGCAGCTTTTTCACGATTTGCAAACTCTCCGTTGGATAATAAGAATCCACGCTTATCTTGGTGCTTTTTACGGCCAGCTTTCTTTTCAATTTCAGTGTGGCTATACCCTTTAGAGTCGGATATTACTTTACCTGACTTTTCTTGTACTGCCGGTTCAATTACTTTGATTTTCTTTGTTGCCATTTTGGTTCCTTTGGTTAACATGCCATTTGCATAGTGATTTGTAGTACTTAATCTCTTCTTGGTACTTCTCATATCGCTCTTCGTATATGCGTTGCTGTTCTTGTTCGTCTTTACCCTGTGGCCTAAGTACAAGGCAGGCAGTAAAGCCGATGATGATGCCGATGACGTAGTCAATCATACATTCCTCCAATATGCGTCGTTAGGGTTGGCCAGCATGCTGGCAATGAGGCTGTCTGTGGTTGGGAACCACTGTATACATTTGAGCCCGTCTGCTTGGTAGGTGGTGAAGCTCATATATCGTCGCAACAATTTCCACGGCACTCATCACAGCAATCACATTGCGTGTCTTCATCCCCGCATATTTCTGCGGCATAAGGACACTCATGCAACTCTTCCGCCGGATTCTTTTTACAACTGCTACATAATTCATGTTCCATAATTTAGTGTCCTATATGCCATTGTTTTGTTCTTTTTGAATATCGCATTCTAAAAGAAAAAGTACCTAAACGAAATACAAATCCAAAACTTCCATAATCTGATAGTGGGTAAAAATTAAACCCTTGTTTTACTGGTTCGCCTTCTGATCTAAGATGTATCATAACCTATTCTCCTATTCCGTGGGCTCGTTCGATGGCGCGGGCGAACTCATAGTAAATCTCCATATCTTTACCAAAGAACTCATTAACGATTGGCCACAGTTGTTCCGGTGTGAATGGTAACGGATTAGCGACACTCCTAATACTATTATAGTTAATATCCGACATTTGCAAGGCTTCAATCAGTCTTGGAATTATTTTACTGTCTATTACAAGATAAACAGGCTCTTTGTATGAGCATAAACGTATCCTTGTCAACCCATCTTTTTGGTCGATTTCTAAATAGGTTTCTTCGTTTGGCTTTTTAACTTCTATTGGTGGCGAAGCACGTTGCGCATCTTGCCGGTCTTGTGTGGTGAAGGTGGTCATTAATTTTTATCCTTTACTTGGTGCCATTTAACAAAATCTACTGCGTCCCAGAAGCCGTTCTCGTAATCTGTTGAGTTACTGCCTGTCATGGTAATGTCTTGATACCAGACAATCATCTTTTCTAGGTGCGCAAGTCGGTCCTGCATCTTCTTTAGCTCATCACATGGTACACCTACTACGTTGTTAGGTCTTTTAGATAAGTCTTGCAAGCCCCCTATCAAATCCGCTGCACGATTAAGTAAGGGAATTAAATCAGCAATTGGGTAAGGCTTTACTCTAATAGTATTGACTGCCTGTCTAAGCTCTTCCTGTAGTTTCATTTCTCTTGTGCCTTTTTATGTTTAGTTAAAGCGTCTACCAACACAATACCAATTTCGTTATCCCAAACAGTCTTTTGACCATCACTCCAACCTTCTTGGGTATAAATAACTTCTTGGTCATAGTTAATATCGTAGGTAACTCTTGACCTACTAACTCGTTTTTGG